GCCATGACTTAGCGTCTGGTTGTAAGGCAATAGGAGTAGCAGCTTGTGCGGTAGGCAAAACTTTCCACCGACGAGCTAACTCAACCAAAACCTTCCAAATGCCAATGGAAATCAAGAAATACACAATTTTCATCTTTGTACCCCAACTCAATTCACGAATATATTGAGAAGGCAAAGGAATATTTGCATACTTCCTAACAACAAAACGACGAAGCATATAGAAGCGAATAATGACATAAGACAAATACACTATTGTAAACATAAGAATCATCCAAGATCCTCTCACATGAACAACAGCATCATAACCTAATGTCATAAATACGCACACCAAATAGTATCCAATGCTATTCATAACAATCTCTCTAAGTTTTCCTCGCATAAAATAAGCAATAATTGCAGAACCAAAACGAGAAATAATAAGAGACTGCATGCAAGCATTCACCCATGCCATAATTCGAATTTCCAACGCAGTAAGATATTCTACAACCTCACCAATATTAGGAATACCAGCTTGGGAATCCAAAGGACAAGATTCACACATACCCTCTGGCATTCCACATGGACATAATGGCATATCCGCCAAATTACGTTGCGCTTGGACAAATGCCTTCTGTCGTGCAAAATGCTCTTCAGAATCTTTCATCATAAAACGCAACAACGTCTTGATATCAACATCAATCAATGGCTTCCCCTCAAATTCTCGAGGTACAAAAACAATGTTTTGTGTTTTTCCCGACTTAAACTTGTCTCCAGTTGAGTTTTCCCTATAACGAGGTTCTTCAACGGTGAAAAGAGCATAATCAGGAAATTGAGCTTCAGACATGTGGGCAACCTTTGAGCTATCCAACATTGCAGTTCCAGGCTTACAATACTCAGGTTTTACCCTTTGAGTGATAGTGAGTTCAAACCTACGATTAATAGAAAGAGGCTCATTTGACAATTGATTAGATAATAAATCCTTAACATTTGTCGTAGCAGTAACAACTGCAGGCTCAATCATAATCTTTCCCTTCATTTCTGCATTAGCGTTCAAAGCAGCCATCGTGTTATTGTTCAAGAACATAATGACTGGCAATGTAGGTGAACCATCCACACGATCCAAAGCAGTGTTGCAAATATCATCAAAAATAACTCCTTGATGTTGAGTTCCATATTCAGATTGATATTTATCCTCCATGTTCATGGATGTTACAGCATGAGGACTATAATCATATCCATTAACTTGAAGGACATAGCGCGTCAAAGCATTAGCAATTGCAGTCTTTCCAACACCAGAACCTCCAAAAATAAGAATACCATATGGTTTGATACGAATGCCATCTTTTTTGGAAAGACTTCGTGATGCTTGAATATCACGCAAAACTGCAAGACGAGTAGAGTAATAAGCTCTTTCTCCAACTTTACAAGTGTTCAATAATGACAATGTGGTCTGAATGCATTCAACAACACGACGATCATAAGTCATGTCACTAATTTCAGCACAACGACCAGCATCAATCAGAGCTTTATGGGATTTGAGGTAACTGTACTCATCATCATAAGCATTCTTGACCTGAGATTGAAAAAACATATCTATGTTTCCAGACTCAAATGCAAGTTTTGCTTTAGATAAGAGCAATTGACCAAAAGAAGCAATTTTCTCAACCAATTGAATAATGGTAACCCGTTGCTTCAAAGGTTCAGAAACAAATATACACATTCCTTGAAAAGAAATGTTAATTTTCTTCAAAAATCCCAATGTAACCATCATTTGGAGAATATAATACAATTCAGAAAAGACTTCACTCTCCTTAAATAATAACCAGTACTTTCCAATATCTGGAATAGTAAAACCTGGTAAAGAAAAGTTGAAATCAGAAGCAATGTCACG